GGTGATGCTGGTCGCGCACAGCGGCAAGGACGAGTCCAAAGGCGTCCGTGGGCACTCCTCGCTGCCCGGCGCGGTCGACGCGTCCATCCTCGTCTCGCGCGACGGCAACGCCCGCACCTGGACACTCAAGAAGGCCAAGGACGGCGAGGACGGGCTGGCCAAGGCGTTTGCCCTTGATGTCGTTCAACTCGGCTACAGCGCGCGCGGGAAGGCGCTCTCGTCGTGCGTGGTGACTCATGACGACACGCCGGCCATTGCTCGCCCTCGCAAGCTTACGTCGGGGCAGAGCTTCGGGCTGCGCACATATGCGACCGCCGAGGCAGCCGCTGGGCGGCGCGACAGGCTGGGCAACAGCCTTGGCGTCCACATCGAGGACTGGCGGTCCGCCTACTACTCGGCCAGCACGTCAGACACCGCCGATGGGAAGCGCAAAGCATTCGAGCGCGCCCGCAAAGAGCTTGTCCAGAGCGGCCTGATGACCGTCTGCGACGACGTTTACACGCGCGTCGGAGGCTCCTTTGAAGCATGAAACGCATACCCGGACATACCCGGACATGTCCCGGACATGTCCCGGACGGACAGGACAGATGTCTATACATCTGTCCGTCCTGTCCGGGTATGTCCGCCCCTATTGTCCTGACAGATAGGCCGACAATCGTGACCAAGTTCCTGACAGTCGATCAGCCAACCTCCGCACCGCCTCGCAGGCAGGGCAACTACGCGCCGCGCAAGCTCGACCCGGACACCGATGGACTCAGCCTGCTGGAGTTCTTCGGCGTCATCGGCGGATGCCTCCTCGCCCTCACGCTGGTCGCTTGCATCGCTTCCGGCCGGTGGCCGCTGTGATGCGCGCCCAACGCAGGCCAAGTGCAGCAGCGGTCAAGGCGTCGATTGCGTTCCAAGCCCGCCCGCAGGAGTTCGACCTGCTCGACCGCCAGACCGCGATGGCCGCCGAGCTGCACATCGCGCTGCCCGTCGTCCACGGCCCGAGTACGCGGATGGAGATGATCCGCCACGAGATCGTGCGGCGCGGGCTGGCCGATCACCGCATCAGGCAGAGCCGGCCCGAGACCTGGGCGCAGGCGTTTGAGCGCGTGCATGGAGAACCCCTCGAATGAGCACGCGCGTCTGCTCCAAGTGCCGCGAACTGCTGCCGTCCAGCGCATTCAGCAGCGCCAAGGTCTACGAGTGCCGTTCCTGCCGCGCAGCGGGCGCTAGGGCGCGTTATGCGAGGCGGGTCGGTACACCCCTACGGGCCTACCGCAAGCAGCCCCCGGAAGGCTTTGCAGATGCCGCAGGCAAGGCGTGGGATATTGACCTCGCGCCGATCTACGGCGTGTCGGCGAGGACCATCCGCAAGTGGCGGCGGAAATTGGGCATCCCGCCGAAGGACCGGCTGCCGCACGCCGCCGAGTGGGGCAGGCGCGGCATGCGTGTCCTGCGCGAGTTGCATCCCGAGTTGGCCAGCGGCAAGGACCGGCCGCGCAAGGCCAACGGCGTGTACGTCGCGCGCGAGCAGGCACTTGAGCGCACCGGCATGACTCGACCAACCCTGACAACCCCGCACCTCGGCCAGGACCGCGCGCTGCTGGTCATGGCGATGCAGGCGTTTGCGCGGCCTAAGGTCACGGAGGAGGACTACGCATGAGCGGCGGAAGCATGAACTACCTGAGTGAGCGCGTGCTCGATGCTGAGTTCAGTGAGCGCACGGCGCTGCGTCGGGCGTTTCGGGCGCACCTCAACAAGGTGGCAGCGGCATTGCACGCTATCGAGTGGAACGACAGCGGCGATGGCTACGACGGCGAGGAAAGGCTGATCAAGGCATGTCTTGCGCCGCACGCTGAACTTGCGCAACTGATCGTCGAGGCCAAGGCCGCGCGAGAAGCCCTTACGGCCGAACTCGACAGGGCGGAATCATGAGACGCGCCGCCCGCATCGACGCGAACCAGCCCGAGATCGTGGCGGCGTTGCGCGGCGTGGGCGCTGCCGTCCAGCCGCTGCACACGGTGGGCAAGGGCTGCCCGGACCTGCTCGTGTCGCACCGCATGACGAACTACCTCATCGAGATCAAGGACGGCTCGAAAGTCCCGAGCGCACGCCGCCTCACGCAAGACCAACTCGACTGGCACGACGCATGGCGCGCGCCCGTCCACATCGTCGAGACAGTCGCCGACGCGCTGCGCGTGATCGGCATGGAGCACCACGCATGAGCAGAATTTATTGCGATCACATGGTCAGCATTGAGGACCATTGCGATTTGTGCGGGCACGTTGAGGGACGCTCAGCGTGGCGCGAGATCGCCAAGGATTGGGCCGCTGACATCGTGAAGTTCACCATCGCGTTCACGCTCGCGCGAATGCTCGTGTTGTGGATGGGGTGGGGCTCATGAATCTGGTGAGTCGATGGGTTGCGAGCCTCGTTCGGGGCAACGGCGCTGGCACGCCGCGCAATGCATCGGCGTCCGAAGTGTCGGACGCTGGCGCTCCGGCACACCACAAACCAGCGACTTTCGACGACTACAAGCGACGCCTGAACGGGCACCCCGACTTGTGGGACATCAGCGACGAATGGTTCACGAGGGCTTGGCGATGACACACGAACTCCGCAACACGCGCGAGGCAATCGACGAGGAGCGGCCGAACGAAGCCGCCGATCACTTCCTTCCGCCCCGCGCAGTCGCCGACCTGATCGAGCACGCGCTGCCCGACCTGCGCAGGGCCAGGGACCGCATCCAGTTCGTGCCGCACAACCGCAAGATCGCGGGCGCGATTGCCGAGCTGGAGACGATGATGGCGTTGCTGCGCACGGAGCGGCACCGTTGAGCGCGGCTGATCTGACAGCGGAACGACTTCGCGAAGTCATGACCTACAACCCGGAAACCGGCGAAATGCGGTGGCGAGTTACGCGGCCACGCGCGAAGGCGGGCGCACCTTTGGGGTGGCGATCTCCCAAAGGGTACGTGATTGTTGGCGTAGACAACCGACTCTACAAAGCGCATCGGCTTGCATGGCTCTACGTGTACGGGAAGTGGCCCGAAGATCAGATCGACCACATCAATGGAGTGAAGGACGACAACCGCATCGCAAACCTGCGTGACGTGTGCAACCGTGTGAACGTGCAGAACATCAAGAAGCCGCGAGCTGACAACACAAGCGGGTTCACTGGTGTGACGCGCATGCACAAGTTGCGCGCTCGCCCATGGGTCGCGCGAGTCAATGTCAATGGCAGCAGGGTGTTGCTGGGTTACTACCGAACGCCAGTTGAGGCCCATGAGGCCTACCTGTCTGCGCGTCGCGCAAACTATGAGGGGAACACTCTCTAATGTCCGCACTTGAACGGTTGGCGATGCTGACTGCGCACGGGGCATCCATCACTGGCGGCAGAGGCGGCCGAGACCGCGTGACGGCGCAGGACGTGGCGGCTGCGGTGGCGATGGCTGGGCTTGAGACTGGCCCCGAACTGCTGGTGCTCGTGCGCTACGCAGACCAGCATGATCTGCTCCCGAGGCTGCGCACCCAGTGGTACCTGGAGTTGATCGACGCCGCGCGCGCCGGAAGCTGGCAGGTCGAGCGCGGCACGCCACGCATCCGCTGGCTGTCGCGGCTGACGCTGGAGGAGCATCTGACGCCTTCGCTGTGCGGGCACTGCAACGGTACGGGCATCCACCGCAATCAGCGTTCCTGCGCCTCCTGCGCGGGCGTGGGGCGTGTCCAGATGCGGCGCTCGGTGGACTACGCCGCCGACATGCAGGTTTCGGTGCCCGAGTGGGAGCAGACGTGGGCGCACAGGCACCGGGCGGCGTTGGCAAGGCTGGATGTGTGGGAGTCTGATGCGGAGCGGGCGTTGGGGAGGGCGATGCGGTGATGGACGACGAGTTGCGCGACGAGGCATGGAGGTTGGCGCGCAAGCATTTGCATTGGGGGGTGCCCTTGGATCTCGACGAGGTGCAATGGCAGCCGCAGCACGCAGTGCCGAGGCACCCAAGGCGCGATGCCATGACCGATGCGGAGATCGACGCACGGGTTGCGGCCGATCTCGCGCACATCGACCACGAGTTGGACCCGCGCGGGCCTCGATACATCCGCCATTCGAGCATCCAGATTCTGCCGGGGCACTCGAACATCGTGTCCGTCAACGCGCAGGGCGATCTGAGCGGCGGCTGCAAGGTGCGCGTGACGATCACCGACCAGACCGGAGCGACGAGTGAGACGTGGATGACGGTGGACTACAACGCCGGCACGGATAGCCTGTGGAACGCCTGGGCGGGCAAGCAATAAGTACAGCCCCCGCTTGACATATCGCCCCGCCTGAATTCCAATACTCCACAGAGAGTGGGAAACCGCCTCTATGTGTTTCGGGGCTTACTTGCAAGGTTGGCGCTCGAACACCGGCCCGGTTGAGAGTTCGCACCTCTCACCGGGTCGCCGACAGCCGGCGGCATAACCGGCACCAACCTACCCCCGCCCCGTGCGGGGTTTTGCGTTTCTGGGCACACGACGTGCCCGCCTCGCCGCGCTCTGACCGAGCTGCGGGCCGCACACAGCACCCGCACCACGGGGAAGGAGGGTCGGCCATTGTCAGCCGCACTCGCGAATGATGGCTTTCTGCCATCGGCCGCCACCGACCTAGAAGGATGCGACGAGGTGGCCCGTATGCCGAACCCCGCAGGCTCTGCCGTCAGCCATGAGCAGATCATCGGCGCGCTTGGTCGCGTTGAAGGTCTCGTTGAGGCCGAGTCCGAAGCCCGCCGCGAGTTCAGGGACACATTCCTGCGCAGGTTGGAGACCGTCGAGACCCGTACCGGCGCAATCGCGCTCGACGTGCAGCGCCTGATCCACCAGCAGGGCGAATCCAAAGCCCCAGGCGCAATCGCAGCCATTGCCCAGCTATTCGAGCGCCAGCCGCTCCTGTCCGTGGTTTTTGCAGTCGTGATCCTCGCGCTTGGGTCCGGCGGCGTCATCTCGATTTGGGAAGCGGTGTCGAAGTAGATGCCGAACGTCAACTTCGCGGCCAAAGCGGACCCCTATCGTGGCTACCGCACGCCGGTCGCGCCCAACGCATCCACGGATTCGTGGATTCGCAACTACATCCCCAAGATCACCACGCGGCCCTACCCGAAGATCACGTATCCGCGCCCGCGCAGTGAGCGCGCGGCATTCCTACACTCGCAGTGGGACAAGTGGATTGCGGGGTATGCGTGGAACCCGCGCATCGGCGTGAAGGATGGACACTGGCCGTATCGCGTCTACCTGACCGGCTCGCCGCCGAGCGGCACGACCTACGCGAACGTCATCGAGGACGACAACGGCACGACCTCGCGCCATCTGCGCCTGTACTGCGCGACGCCGACAGCGGGCACGTACAATTTCCGCATCAACATCGTCGATCAGTACCTATACACGACCAGCGTGGACGTTGTGCTGACGGTCTATGCCCAGGCCGACGCGGACATCCTGAACCAGTTTCGCGTGATCGACGCGGCAGCAGGTGGCGGCGGCAACGGTTCACCGGCCACGCCCTATAACAACTGGGCCGACATGATCGGCGCTACCTACAGCAACTCGAATTGCCTTGTGATCCTGAAGGGCACGGCGACGGTCAACTCGGCCACCACGCTTGGCCTCGGTGGCACAAAGCCCAAGCAGATAATCGGCCTGTACGGTTCGGCGTGGACGTTCAACCTGACGGGCATCACCGACAAGTTCACGTTTACCTCCTCGGACGGAAACGACAGCACGATCTGCAACATAGCGGTCACCGGGCAGGCTGCCGTAGGCGCGAACCAGTCGCAGATCGGGCAGGCCAACACGCGCGACCGCACGGCTATCCACGATGTGGCGTTCTCGAACCTCACCACCAGCGGCAGCAACAACCACGGTTGTTTCGGCGGTGACGGCGATGCGGCGCGGTACTACCTGACGGTGCTCGGATGCTCCGGCGACAACATCGGCGGCGGCGGCACAAACTGCGAGTGCATCACCTTCGAGCAGGTGGATGGGTTGGTCGATCAGTGGACATCGACGAACCCAAACACGGGAAACAAGTCGTTTTCGGTGATCCACTGGAAGCACGACAACGTGGAGTGTGAGACCCGCAGGGTTACCGCGCTTACCACTGACGCTTACCAGTATCCACCGATCAACTACGGGTCCGGCGGTTCAGCTTCGCCGACGCCTACGAACATCATCAGCGGCATCATCCGGCACTGCAATCTTGCACGCAGCACCAACGGCGCAAACAAGGGGTGCATCCAGATGGGGCCGGACTCCGGCGACACGCAGACGCTGACCATCGTGCGCAACACGTTCAGCGGCGAGGCAGTGTTCCGTCTGGCGCTCGGGTCCAACGTTGCCAACTACTCTTGGTATGACGGCAACCTGTCGCAGAACGCCGACACGAACAACGGCATAGCAGCGGTCACGAACGAGACTGCGCAATCCGGTCGCGTTGCGGTGCTCGGCGACAACTACGGCGCATCCTCTGGCGTCATCGACGCGAGCGGCAACCCGCTGATCGGCGGGCATCTAGGCCGCTACGGGCATGGGCTTGCATAAATGGCTTTCGCATTCATCAATAGCACGCTGGATGTCGTGGATGGCGGCACGTACACCCACAACTCGTCCGCGCGAAAGGCCATCATCTGCTCAGGTGGCGCGGCCAGTACCGCCACGGCGCGCACGATCACGGCGATCACAGCGACCGACGGCACGAACTCCGTAAATGGCACCGTCCGCCGACTGACTCAGCAGGCGGCTAGCACCCGCATCGTGTGGATTGCGGACATTGACCCGCACGCAAGCTGGGCCAACGGCGCAACCATCACGCTGTCGCGCACATGGTCTGGCGCGATGACCGACAGCGGCACGATGGACGTGCTGCAGTTCAGCGGGTCATCCGTGAGCGATCCATACGTCACCTACGGCGAGTGCGAAAACACCGTAGGAACTGACCCGATTTGGGCCGTCTACCCGACCATCAACTCGGTTGCTGTCGGCGATCTGCTGATCGTAAACGCGATGAAGCAGGGCACCGCTGCCGGCTTTGCGGTGATCACGACCCCGGAGACTTACACCGAGGTAGACGACAACACGGCCTACACCGGCCGCGCCCAAGTCAGCTACGTGGTCGCCACCGGCACAGGCACGTATTCGCCCCCGATTGACCCGACCACCGCAGCAAGCAACCAGGGCGTTGCGGTTCAGGTCCAGTATCGAGAGATAAACACCCCGTCGCTGACGGACGTTGACACGCTCCCGGCCACGCCCGGCGAGTCAATGACGTTGGCAGGCACCGCGCTGGATGCCGCCAATAGCGGCGTGCGTGTGCGAATAGTTGGCACGCCCACAACCTACGACGCGCTGACCGGCTACAGCGCCAGCAGTTCGATTGCGGCCACCGCATCGATGCCGGCCATGCTGACGGAAGTCCCGTTTACGGTCGGCACGTCGCAGTCGGTTGAGTTCATCTCGACGGTTTCAGGCGTGGCGTCCGGCGTTGCGTTCGCCGGCTCCATCGACGTGGCTTCAGGCTATGCGGTGGTCGAACTTGTCGCGCCCAACACGACCGCATCGGAATCCGTGGCCGCGAACTTCGGTGTGACGCCGGCTGACGTCGATCAGTTGTACTACCAGACCGACAGCGGAAACGTGGTCGTCGCCGCCAATGGCGTTCCGACAGCCGGGCCCAGCTACGTCGCCGGCACCACGCTGAATGCCTACCTCTGGGACGGCTCGGCATCCAGCGGGCGCTGGCTCGGGCCGATCCTGTTTCAACTCACGGACACGGGTTCCGTTTCCGTGGGCGGCACCGGCCTCGGCGGCCCCATCCGCAGCCCGATCAGATCACCCATTCGCGGCGCAGTGCGCGGCACCATTCACTAGGAGCGCACGAGATGGCAAACGTCACGGCGAACGAGGTTCAGAAAATCTTCAGCACCACGGACTCGTCGGATGCGCTGTGGGGCGGAAACGGCGTTGCATATCAGATCGTGATCGGTACTGGCACGGTGAAGCTTGAAGGTAGCCTCGACGGCACGAACTTCGTGACGATCCCGCTGCCGGACGGCAGCACAGCAGCTTCGTTCACGGCATCGACCATCGGCAGCCTGCGCAAGATGCCGATGTGGGTGCGCGCGACCTGCACGGCCTACACGTCCGGCGTGTCCGCGCTTCTCATCGGCAAGTCGGGCGACGAGCCGCTGGCGTGATCTACGTCGAATCGCCTGTCCGCAACTGGCCGCGCGGAATCTTCCGCGAGTTCACGCTGCACACCGAGCAGGTCGAGCTGTTCACGCTGTCCACGTCGCTCTACCAGGACAGCACGGACGCCACGCTGACCAGTGTCAGCACGGACGACGTGGATTCCGGCCTGACAATCAGCAACGCCGCCACGGCTGACCCGCTGTGGACGGCGCGCCTGTCGGCCAGCGTCGCCGGCCTGTACACGTTCTGCCTCGTCGTCGTCTACAGCAACGGCGAGACGCAGCGGTTGGAGTTCCTCGCGCGGGTGGTGAATCCGTGAGCGAGCAATTCAGTTTGGACGGGCTCGATTCATCGCCTGCCGCGCTAGCTGAATTTTCCGAAGCTGACTTTAAGACGAGATTTGCAAGCTACTGGGCCGAGAACGACGTTATGTGGGGCGCAGAGCGCCTGCATCAGACTGTCGTCGGGATCATGAAGGAAATTCTGGTGCGCTCACGGCAACGCACCATCAACGCGGCGCAAATCGCGGCCATGAAGCACGCTGCCGATATTGGCCTGAAGCTGCTGAACAAGCACATGCCTGACATGAAGGCAATCGAGATGACCGGAACGGCCGGGATGTCTCAGGAGGACGCGCTTGAACTCCTTGCAGCTGGAATTAGAGCTGCGGAACAAGCTGGCGCGACAGTTTCCCCTGTACTCGGTGACGTGCCTCCGAATACGCACTAAGGCAGGACGAATCGAGCCGCTGCAACTGAACCGCGCGCAGCTCTACCTGCACGAGATGGCAGAAAAGCAACTGGCCGAGACCGGCAAGGTACGCCTGATCTGCGTGAAGGGCCGCCAGCAGGGAATCAGCACGTATTGGCAGGGCCGCACGTATCACCGCGTCACGCACGCGCGTGGCGTGCATGCGTTCATCCTGACGCACGAGCAACAGGCCACGAACAACCTGTTTGCGATGACGGATCGCTTTCACCGGCACGTGCCGACGATGTTCCGGCCGCACACGGGCGCGAGTAACGCGAAGGAACTGTTCTTCGACCGACTGGACAGCGGCTACAGCGTCGCAACGGCCGGCGCGAAGGGCGTCGGGCGCTCCAAGACGCTGCAAATGTTCCACGGCTCTGAGGTCGCCTACTGGCCGATGGCGCAGGACCACATGGCGGGCGTCATGCAGGCAATTCCCGACCTTCCGGGCACAGAAGTTTTGCTCGAAAGCACCGCAAACGGCCCCGGAGATGCTTTTCACGGCATCTGGCAGAACGCAGTTGCAGGCCGCAGCGAGTATCGCGCGGTGTTCATCCCGTGGTTCTGGCAGGACGAGTACCGCCGCAAGGCTGATGACCTGCAACTAACCGAAGAAGACCGCCTGTACATGGAGGCCAACAGCCTCGATGAGGGCCAGATGGCGTGGAGGGCGAACAAGATCGCCGAATTGAACGGAGACGCCGGCCAGTTTCGGCGCGAGTACCCCGCCAACGCAGACGAGGCATTCCTGGCGTCGGCAGAACAGTCCTTCATCCGACCGGAACTAGTCCAGATCGCCCGCAGAGCCACGGCAACGGGCATCGGGCCGCGTCTGCTGGGGGTGGACCCGGCGCGCTTTGGAGACGACTTGACGGCCATTGTGGAGCGCCAGGGGCGGGTGGTCTCGGATGTCGAGACATTCGCCAAGCGCGACACGATGGAAGTCGCGGGGCTGGTGAAAAAGCGCCTGGACAACGGCATCGACTTCGCATTCGTGGACGTTGTTGGCATCGGTGCTGGCGTCGTGGACCGCCTGCGCGAGATGGGCTACTCGGCGCGGATCATTCCCGTCAACGCGGGCGAATCTGCGCTCGACGACGGCAAGTATTTCAACCTGCGCGCCGAGATGTACGGAAACCTGCGCGACTGGCTGCAAGAGCAGCCCGCAGTGCTGCCGAACGATGAGGCGTTGCAGGCCGATTTGTGCGTCGTGCAGTACAAGTACACGAGCAACAGCCAGTACAAGCTCGAATCGAAAGACGACCTGAAAAAGCGGCTCGGGCGCTCGCCTGACCGTGCAGATGCGATTGCGCTGACCTTTGCGCGCCCCGTGGCCAACAATTCGGCGCTTGTTGCGCCCACTCTGAGTGTGCAAGGGGGCGGCGGATGGATGAGATGATGGAGTCCGCGCCCGATGAACTGAAGGCGCAGGCCGAGGCGGCCGAGCAGGAGCGTGAGTTCCTCGAAGACATCCTTGCGAAGTTCAAGCGCGCAGAGGATTTCGAGCGCGAGGACCGCCGACGCGCTGCTGAGGACCTTTCATTCCGTTCTGGCGAAGGCCAGTGGCCCGATTCGGTCAAGATCGAGCGCGAGCAGGCAGGTCAGCCGTGCCTGACCATCAATCGCGTGCGCGCCGCCGTGAAGCAGGTGGTGAACGAGGCCCGCCGCAACCGTCCTGCCATCAAGGTCGTGCCGGTAGAGGACAGCGACAAGGACAAGGCCGAGATCATCGCCGGCATGGTGCGGCAGATTGAGTCCGAAAGTCGCGCGCAGATGGTCTACCTGCCCGCATTCGACTCGACGGTGGCCGGCGGCTTCCGTGGCTCGTGGCGGGTCGTGACGCGCTACTGCGACGACGAAGGGTTCGACCAGGAGATTCGCCTGCTGCCTATCCAGTCGCCGTTCGCGGTGTACTGGGACCCCGACAGCAAGGAACTCGACCGCGCGGACGCCAAGTGGTGCTTTTTGGTTGAGGAGATGTCGAAGGCGCTGTTCAAGGAGCGCTACCCGGACAAGACGCCGAGCGACTGGACCGGCGAGTACGCGGGAGAACTGCGCAACGGCTGGATGTCCGACCGAACGGTGCGGGTCGCCGAATACTGGTGCATCGAGGAAGGCCCAGAGCGGGTGATCTCGCAGCTTGAGAACGGCGAGACGGCGGAAGGCGAGGCGGAAGCGTTTGCCATGCCCGATGGCAGCGTCGCGCGTGCCGTCAACACCCGCACCATTCGCGACAAGCTGGTGGTGAGCTACAAGGTGTCCGGTCACGCGGTGCTGGAGAACGCAAAGGAATTCCCGAGCAAACACATCCCCATCATCTCGTGCGAAGCCCCGCGCGAGTGGGAAGACGGCCGGCTGCGCGGCGTGTCGCTGATCCGCGACGCGAAAGACCCGCAGCGCATGTACAACTACTGGCAGACGACGATCACAGAAAAGGTGGCGCTTGCACCGAAAGCGCCGTTCCTCGTCACGCCGAAGCAGATCGAGGGCCTTGATGGGTTCTGGAAGGCGGCAAATCGCGCGAACCTGCCGTATTTGCCGTTCAATCCAGACCCGTCGAATCCGGGCGCGCCGCAGCGGCAACAGCCGGCATTCGTCAACGCCGCCGAGCTTCAGCAGGCCGGACAAGCCATCGATGACATCAAGGCCACGACCGGCATCTACGACGCCAGTCTAGGCGCGCGTTCGAACGAGACCAGCGGCCGCGCAATCATGGCGCGCCAGCAGGAAGGCGATACCAGCACCTACGACTACATGGATGCGCTGTCGGTCGCCATCGAGCGAACCGGCCGCATCGTCGTGGACATGATCCCGCGCGTCTACAACACGCGCCGCGCCATTCGCATCCTGAACGAGGATGAAACGGTGGTGGCTTCGGTCATCAACGACTCGCCCGAGACCGAACTGACCGGCAGGTACGACGTGCGCGTGGAGGTTGGCCCGAGCTACAGCACCAAGCGCATGGAAGCACGCGATTCCATGATGCAGTTCGTCCAGGCCGTACCGAAGGCCGGCGAAGTAGGCGCAGACGTGATCGCCCGCAACATGGACTGGCCGGGCGCGGACGAGTTGGCGAAGCGGTTCAAGAAGACGCTGCCTCCGGGGATCGCCGACGAAGATCCGAAGAACATGACGCCCGAGCAGCAGCAGGAGATGCAGTCTCAGGCTGAACTCGCATCGAAAATGGACGCCCTCGCCACGCGCGACAAGATTGCTGACGTGAGGATCAAGGAAGCGCAGGCCGAAAAGTACAAGGCCGAGGCCGAGCAGATCAGCATTGACGCCGCAATGGCGGCCAGCCAGATGCAGGCGCTGACGGCGCAGCTGCCTCTGATGGTCCAACAACTTGTCATGCAGTCGCTGCAAGACCTCATGCAGGGCGAACAGACCGAGCCGCAGCAAATGCAGGCTCCACCCGAACAGATGCCCGCTCCGGGCATGTGACAGACAACGACTGACAACGGCCCTTCGGGGCCGTTTTTCGTTGCGCTACCGATGGCGATTCATCGGGCTCAAATCCGCCGCAAGGCGCAGGTAACGCATGGAAATCGAACAGGTCCCCGAGCTGACCGAAGAACAGCTCGCGCCCGGCGCAAATGAATCGGACTCGCCAACCGAGACTCAGGACAGCGAGGCTCCTGCGGAACCCGATGAGGCCCCCAAGCCTCGCGGCGTACAGAAGCGCCTTGATGAGTTGACCGCCAACTGGCGGGCAGCAGAGCGACGCGAAGCGGAACTCCGGCAGGTCGTTGCGCAACTCGCGCAGCAACAAAAAGCGCCGGAGATTCAGCCAACCTCTGCATCGCAATCGTTCGTGCAACCTTCGGCGGAGGCCGAACCTTCGATCGAGCAGTTCGACTCGTGGGAGGAGTTCTCCAAAGCGCACGGGCGATACGTGGTGCGGCAGGAACTCGCGCAAGCGCGCGCAGAAGAACAGGCGCGACAGCAGCAAGTGCAACACCAAGCCCTACAGCAAACGTGGTGGCAGAAGGTTGAACTCGCGCAGTCGCAGCATCAGGACTTTGCCGAAGTCGCGGGTGTTGTGCCCGTGCCTCCCGGCTCGGAACTGGAGCGCCTGATTCTGAGGTTGGAAAACGGCCCGGACGTGCTCTACGGAGCAGGCAAGGTGCTGGCCAACAACCCGAGCGAGCGCGCTCGCATCGCTCAATTGCCAACCATTGAGGCGGCATTTGCTCTCGGCAGCCTCGCCGCGTCACTCCAGACGCCGACGAAGGCAACACCACGACCCGTCCCACAGCCAATCAATCCCCTGGCTGGGGGCAACGCTGCGCCCGCTACCGACCCGGACAAGATGAGTTCCGATCAGTGGCTTCAGTGGCGTCGCGCGCAACTGAGGTAATTCGCAATGGCGAACTCGATTCTGACCCCGACGATGATCACCCGCGAAGCTCTGCGGGTGCTCCACGACAAGCTGTCCTTCATCGGCTCGGTGAACCGGCAGTACGACAACCGTTTCGCGCAGACCGGCGCGAAGATCGGCACTTCCCTCAACATCCGCATGCCGTCGCAGTACACGGTGCGCACCAACGCAACGCTGGCCGCACAGGATCACGTGGAGCGCAGCACGCCGCTCACCGTGTCGTCGCAGTACGGCGTGGACGTGTCGTTCACCACGGCCGAACTCACGATGTCGCTGGACGACTTCTCGCAGCGCATCATCGTGCCGGCAATGTCGGTGCTTGCTTCCAAGCTGGAGTCCGTCGCGCTGGATGTGGCGTACAAGCGCACGGCGAACTACGTCGGTGTGACCAACGCGGACATCACCTACAAGACCTTCCAGCAGGGCGGTCAGGTGTTGACCGAGAACCTCGCCCCGCAGTCGCAGCGCACCGCGCTCCTGAACCCGCGCAGCCGCGTCGAGTTCATGGACGCAACCAAGGCGCTGTTCCAGGCGTCCGACAACCTCGGCAAGCAGTTCCGCGAGGGCATGATGGGCCGCACGGGCGGCTTCGACGTGTACGAGAACAACCTGCTGCCGCAGCACACGCGCGGCTCGCTGGCCGGTTCCTCGCTCACGACCGGCGCATCGCTCGGTGTCTCGACCACCACGAACTCGTGGGCCTCGCAGACCGATCTGGGCGTGGACGGCGCAACCTCGGCAACCACGCTGGCGGCTGGCGACATCATCACGATCAGCGGCGTCTACGACGTGCACCCCGAGACGAAGACCAACCTCGGCCGCCTGAAGAAGTTCGTGGTGCAGTCCGCAGTGACGCTGACGACTTCCGCCAACACCTACACGGTGACGGTGAAGCCGGCGCTGATCTACGGCAGTGGCAACGCCTTCCAGAACTGCACGCTCTCCGGCGTGGCCAACACGGACAACAACACCGTGACGGCGTTCGGCGTCGCGAGCACGGCATACGGCCAGAACCTGCAGTATCACCAGGATGCTTTCGTCTTCGCGACGGCCGATCTGGAGGATGTCTCGCAGTACGGCGCGTGGGGTGCTCGCGACAACATGGATGGCATTTCGATGCGGATCGCACGGCAGTACGCGATCAGCAGCGACACGGTGCCGTGCCGCATCGACGTTCTGTGGGGCTTCGCCGAGCTGTATCCCGAGCTTGCCGTTCGCTCCTTCCACCAGCTCACCTGATCCCAATCTGGTGATCCCGGGCGCGGGGCTTCGGCCCCGCGTCTTCAACGGTCGAGGTTCTATGTCCTTCAAAAAGCGCGATTCCGACTCCAAGCAAGAACAAAAACGAATCCACGCATACGTCGCCACCCCCGCCTACGACGGACGGGTGATGACGGACTTTGCAATTTCCATGACCGAGGCGGCACAGGCCGCAGCGGTGTACGGCATCCAGGTCACGGCGGCGGTGATGGGCAACGGTGCCTTCATCGAGATCGCCCGCAACAACTTTGTGCGGATGTTCCTTGAAACGGAATGCACGCACCTGTTCTTCATCGACAGCGATTTGCGGTTTGAGCCGCGCGCGTTTGTGAACATCCTGCTGGCGCGGCTCCCCGTGGCGGCCGGCATGTACCGGCGCAGGCAGGAGCCGGAAGACTATCCGGTGAAGATCAGCGACTACCCAGACGGCGGCGGCCTGTGGGTGGAGGACGACTGGGTGATGTGCGACAGGGTGCCCACGGGCTTCCTGTGCATCTCCCGCGAGGTGATCGAGGAGATGGTGGCGGACCCGTCCACCAAGTACCTCGAACAGACGAACCTGCCGCTGACGCCGATCCTGTTCGACACCTATCTGGTGCCGCGCAACGATGCCGGCACGGTGAACACGTTCATGGGCGAGGACTTCTCGTGGTGCGAGAAGTACCGGGCCAAGTACAAGAAACCCATCCCCGTCTGGCCGGACTGGGACTTCACCCACGGCGGCTACAAGTGCAACTTCTACCAGTACCTCGCGAAGGAAATTGAAAAGGAAGAACTCGCGAAGCAGGCAACTCCGGCTGTCAGTGGACAGGACGAGACGGAGGCTGCGGCATGAAGGGCCTGAAGAAGAAGCAACTGCTGATCGGCTGCGGGACGAACAAGGCGCGGCTGATGCGGCTGGAAGAGGGCCAGGACTGGGAAGACCTGACGACGCTGGACATTGACCCCGGCGTTAAGCCGGATGTGGTCCACGATCTGAACGTGTTCCCCTATCCGTTTGACGCGGATGAGTTTGACGAAATCCACGCCTACGAGGTGCTGGAGCACTGCGGGCGGCAGGGTGACTACAAGTATTTCTTCGACCAGTTCAACGAACTGTGGCGCATCCTGAAGCCGGGCGGCCTGCTGTTCGCGTCCTGCCCGATGTGGGACTCGCCGTGGGCGTGGAGCGATCCGGGTCATACGCGGGTCATCACGCGGCAGTCGCTGATCTTCCTGCAGCTGGAGGAGTACCACCAGCTCGGCAAGACCCACATGACCGACTATCGGCACCTGCTGACTGGTGATTGGGAGTTGATGGCCGGCAAGGAAGACACAGACATCTTCAGCTTTTGCATGCGCGCCAAGAAGTGAGTGCGCGCACCGAGCACTACGCCGACCTCCGAAAGCACTACCTCGACCAGCCGAACGAGGTGAGCCTGGAGACGCTGGCGAAGTGCAATGCGTCATGCTCGTTCTGCCCGTACCCGACGCTGGACCGGATCGGGACGAAGATGCCGGACGAGCTGATACATCGGCTGATCGACGAGATGTCCGAGTTCCGGCGGCCGTTCGCGCTGTCGCCGTTCAAGGTGAACGAGCCGCTGCTGGATCGGCGGTTCATTCCGATCTGCGAGGAGTTCAACCGGAAGGTGCCGCAGGGCTTCCTGCGCATCTTCACGAACGGTACTGCTCTGACGGACGACAACATCAACGCCGTGAACAGACTGGGCAACGTGATCCACCTGTGGGTGTCGCTGAACTCGCACATCCCCGAGGACTACGATCGCCTGATGGGCATCTCGTGGAAGCGCACCACGGACAGGCTGGACGCACTGCACCGAAGTTCGTTCCGTCACCCCGTGATGCTGTCGTGCGTGGGCTTCCCGAACGAGGATTTCCGCCGCTACTGCTACGACCGTTGGCCGAAGTTCGACTCGATGGCCATTCGCCAGACCTCGTGGCTCGGCTTCACGGACGCGCAGGACAACGAGGTGCCGGACGAAGCGTGTTCGCGCTGGTTTGAACTGTCCGTGGCTGCGACTGGCGTCGTCTCGCTGTGCTGCATGGACGGCGAGGCGGCGTATCCAATCGGCGACCTCAACAAGCAGACGCTGCTTGAGGTCTACAACGCGCCCGCATGGCGCGAACGGCGCGAACTGATGTTGAGCCGCAGGGGCATCCATCCCTGCTCGACCTGCACGTACTGAGGGCGTCCGATGACCGTGAACCAGTTCATCGCCCGCGCGATGCGCCTGCTTGGCCTTGTGCAGGCGGGCGAGGCACCGACAGCGGACGAGTACGAGAACGGGCTGGAGGCGCTGAACCTGTTTGTGGCCGGATTGCGTATTCGCGGCGTAGACATGGGCTGGCAGCCGTACACGGCGGACCAGGGCGGCGAAACGATGCCGTATCCGGATGAAGACCTCGGGCATCTGTCCGCGATCTTTGCAGTCCACCTTTCCAGCGAGTACGGCAAGGGCAACACGGTGCCGGCGTCGGTGGCGGCGGCGAGTTCGATGGGCTTCAACGCGCTGTGGTCGAAATACAACACGGCTGCGGAGTCCAGCTTCGACCGCGCCATCACGCTCCCGCTGCGCAGCGGTGGTGTGGATCGGACGCTGTTTAGCTGATGCGTCTTCAGATTGGCCTGACCAGCGCGCGCGGTCGTTCCACGACGATCACGGCTGAACGACTGGTCAACATGTTCGCGGAGAAGGCCCCGGAAGGCTCTGAATCGCCCGCAGTGACGCACGGCGTGCCGGGCATGGTCACGCACGCAACGGCCGGCAGCGGCGGTTGCCGGGGCCTGTTGGCTATTGCCGGCATGCTGTATGCGGTGATCGGGCAGGAGCTGTTCTGGATCGACGCAGGCGGCAATGCAAGTGCGTCGCTGGGCGAGGTGCCCGGAACTGCGTTGGTCTCGATGGCGACGGACGGTGACATCATCGTGATAGTCACGAACCCGGACGCCTACACCTACACGATAAGCACGGCGACTTTTGAGCAGGTCACGGACGCCGCATACGGCGGCGCGCATAGCGTGATCTGGATGAACCAGACGTTCGTGTTTGCGAGCGACACCGAGCACTTCGTCGGCGCTGTTGGCGGCCTGCTGCCGTTCGACCCACTGCTGGCTGCCTCGGCCGAGTATTCGCCGGATGGGATCGTCGGAATTGCGCGCGACCATAACGAGGTGCTGTTCCTCGGCTCCGGCACGCTGGAGTCCTGGCAGTTCGTCAACGTTGCCGAAGCGACTGACTACCCGCTCGAAGCCATCAGCGGCGCGACGGGCGAGAAGGGGCTGGCTGGCCGCAACGCCATCACGCAGCTCGACAACACAACGGTCTGGCTGGACCAGAACGGCATCGTTCGCCGGCTGGCCGGCGGGTATGTGCCGCAGCGCATCAGTACCGAAGCCATCGAACACCAGTTGGCGAGCGCCGATCTGGCGAGCGCCGAGATGCTGGTCTACATCGTCGAGGGCCACGAGTGCTTCGCGCTCAACACCAACGTGGGCACGTTCGTCTACGACGCCAACACCGGGCTATGGCACGAGCGGCTGAGCTACGGTGATGTGCGCTGGAAGGCTCAGCGTTCGGCGTTCATCTGGGGCGCGTGGTACGTCGGCAGCAAGGATGACGGCACCATCTCGCGCCTCGATCTGGACGTGAACGACGAGAACGGCGTGGACCTTGTGGCCACCGCGATCTTTCCGCCCATCGTGTTCGGGCGTGATCGCTTCACGGTGGACGAAATGGAACTGGCCTGCGATGTGGCCACGGGTACCTACGAAGTCGATCCCGTCGTGATGCTGCGCACCTCGCGCAACGGTTCCACGTGGAGCAATGGCGCGCAGCGCGGGATGGGCGAGGCTGGCCAGTACGACAATCGCGTTGTGTGGCGGCGACTCGGCCAGTACGACAAGGTGCACATGCGCTTTGACATCTCGCACCCGTACAAGCGCGCGGTGTACGCGGCGTATGCGTCGGTGACGCGAGACGACAGGTAGTGGCCGTCACGCGCTTCGACGCTCGCGCACTGGCCGCTGCCGGCCTGACGCGCGACCAGATTCGCATGCTGGAGTCCCTGTTCAAGGACGTTGATGCGCTTGCGCTGATACAGGTCGTGCTGGCGGCAGCAAACCCGCTGTTCCCTGCGGGCCGCGTGCTGACCGACACAGCAACCATCGACATCGACACGGCGACGGCGGGGCAGATCAAGGCCGCTGTCATCGATGGCTCGATCACCACGACCAAGCTGGGCGGCGACATCACGGCGTTTGCGAAAACGCTGCTCGATGACGCCGATGCGGCAACCGCCAGGGCAACGCTCGGCATCTCGGCTGGCTCGGCAGCATGGACCGAATACGAGATCGACTTCGGCACGACCGGGGTCTACGACGCGACGTTCACAGTGGTTGATGCCGCAGTGACTGCGCTTACGGAAGTGGCGGTAGTGCAGAGCGGCGCAACGGCCACGGGCCGTGCAGACGGCGATGCGCTGTGGGATTCCATCGCATACGCCGCCGTGCCTGCCGCTGGGTCATTCACGCTCTACGCACTCGCAACGCCCGGCCCCGTCGTCGGTAAGCGGAAAATCCTCTATCAGGTAGGCACGTAATGGCGCAGATCGACTCAGGCAGCAGCGCAGCAGGCAAAGCCAACGTCGGCAGCAATGCGGACGCGGCCTATGCGCTGTCCGTAAACCTGCCGGCGACGGACGCATCGGCAGGCTTTGCCTCGATGGTCGCCGAGAACGACGACGGCACTGTCACCGGCACGCGCTACATGAAGTCGCTGGAGCTGTCGGAGGATTACCGGCTGCGGGTCGGCGAAGACCAGACCATGTTCAACATGGACTTTGCCGGCACGACCATTGCGCAAGCGCATCTGCAACAGAACCTGTCCACCATGACGGCGGCGCAGGCGTCGGGCTTCCTCACGCTGAACAGCGGCAACGCAACCGCATCTGGCAACGCCGCCAACATCCGCACCTACCGCACGTTCCCGATCTACGGCACCTTCCCGCTGTACTGCGAGCAGTGGATTCGCGAGGGCAACCCGACTGCCACCAACGCCATCAGCGAATGGGGTCTCGGCTACGTGCCGGGCACGTCTGCGCCGACTGACGGCGTGTTCTTCCGCCGCGCATCGGGCGGGCAGCTTCAGGGCGTGATCTGCTACAACTCGTCGGAAACAACGACCACCATCACGACCACCAACGTGCCCAGCCGCGATGGAGCAGGCACCTACGACGAGACCGAGTGCAACCACTACCTGATCACCGTCCATAACGACGAGTGCGAGTGGTGGATCAACGACACGCTTGCGCTGAAGGTGGCCATCCCCGCCACGTCGCCGATCCCGGTCAGTGCATCCACGCAGCCGGCTTTCTGCCGTGTCTACAACTCGGGCGTTGCATCGGCAGGGCGGCGCGTAGAGATCGGCTTCATCAACGTCAGCATGGCCGACCAGGACACGAACAAGCCGTGGCCGCACATCATGGCGGGCATGGGTAGTGGCGCTTACCAGACTCAGCCGGGCAATACGTCGGGCGGCACGGTCGCTCGCGCTGCGGCTGGCAACGGCTGGCCTGCTTCGGCCACGGCGAAGACCTCGGGCACATGGACTGCCACCAGCGCACCGGCTACCAGTGAACTTGGCGGGCGCTGGCTATCGCCGGCAATCTCGACGCTCACCAGCGAGGCTGATTACCCGGTCTTTGCCTACCTGAACCCGGCCGGCACCGCGTCACTGCCCGGCAAGACGCTGTACGTCACGCACATCCGCGTGGGCGAGTGCGTGGCACAAGCGGCGGCGTCTACCAACGCGATCACGCTGTTCTTCGCTGCCGGCGTAGGTTCGACCGCTGCCGCAACGACCGCCACTGAAGGCGCAGCCGTCGTTGCCGCTCGCATCGTCCCACTCGGCGCAACGGGCTTTGGCGCAACGGCGGCCATCGGAGACGTGCGCAGCGGGTTCGGCGTGGACTTCAACGGCGGGCCTCTTGTCGTTCCGCCCGGCACCTACTTCCATCTGATCGTCCGACCCGTAGGCACCGTCACGTCCAACACGCTTACGGTGGCCGGATC